CGTATCGCCGTTTGTGTCTACTACCTTTGCCGTCATGAGAGCCGAGTCGATGACCAGCGTTTCTCCGGCAGAAAGTTTCCCTACGATCTTCAACTCGCTGTCATTCGTGGTTATCGTGATGTATGTGTCCGTGCCGGAGGGGATCACTCCCGTCAGCGAGTATACCGGCAGGGAGTAAGCGTTCCCAAGGGAGCGGGAAACCGTATGCGTTCCCACGCTCCCGATATCGTATGCCTCGTCCGTGGCTGCATAGGCGTATGGATCGGGACATAGGAAGGTCAGGTCAAAGGTGCAGGAATTCCTCACCGCCTTGTCGAAGGAGAAGCCCTCGTTCAGCCTTGCGGAATACACTCGCCCCGGCTCCTTGTCAAGGACAAGCGGGCACAGCCCACTGTCCGGGTTCAGCCACGCTATGATATCGTCCTTCAGCGAGAGGAAGTCCTCATCGCTTTTCCCCGGAGGGATAAAGCAGGAAATCTGTATCTTCCTCTCGCCGATGGTTTCCCCGAAGTCGAAAACGCCCTCATGCCCCGGCATGGTGATGGTATTGTTACGTAAGTCCGGCATACGGTTTTCAGTTGTAATCCTTGTGGCGATCCCCATAGACCGGGAAGTCGTACCGTTAAATGAAAATCCCATATTAGATATATCCTTTCGCTCGTCTGCCAGCATTTAAGAGCGTGTTCAGTTGCTGAGAAATCTTGCGAATATCATCATCGCTCCTTACGCTCATTTCCTGTATGTTGATAAGCGGCTGGTCACCCGAAAGCGACAGAGCCGCGCCCTGCACTGCGTCCTGTATCATCGAGCGCAGGGAGGACACGCCCACCACAGCCTCGTCCCCGGCTTCTCCGCCGCCAAGGAGCGTATTTCCGCTCTGGCCAAAGATCGTAGCGTCCTTTAAGATCATGCCGCCCGACATGGCCTTCTTGTACCAGTCCACGGAGAAATGCGGAATGGACGGCGGGTTCAGCGAGAAGCTGCCCGTTATGGAGAAATGCGGCAACTTGATCTTCGGCAGGCTCCAGCTGAAGTTGAACACACTTTTCAGCTTGTTCACGATGCCGGAAACCGTACTCCAGATGGTATTGAACACATTGGAGATGGTGTTCTTTATGCCGTTCACGATATTGGAAACGGTACTCTTGATTGCATTGAAGCCATTGCTGATGCCTGACTTCATGGTGTTTACCACATTCATGACCGCCGTCTTTATGCCGTTCCAAACAGAAGTGACCACGCTCTTTACGGCATTGAAAACCGTGGAGGTCGTGGTTTTGACTGCGTTCCATGCAGTGGTAATCGCGGTATGGATCGCATTCAGCACAGTCGTAATAACGGTTTTGATAGCGTTCCAGATCGTAGAGATCACCGTCTGTATGGCGTTCATCACTGTGGTAATGACGGTCTGGTAAGCCGTGAAATATGCGGTCACGGCAGTCTTGATTGCATTCCATATTGTTTCAAAGAAGGTTTTTATCCCGTTCCATATGGAAGTGAAGAAGTTGCTGCTTGCCGTAAATACCGTGGTTGCCGTATTCTGTATGCCTGTCACAATGCCTGTGAAGAAACTGCTGATGCCGTTCCAGACTCCCACAAAGAAATCCTTTATCGAAGTCCAGACCGCATCCCATGAAGTCCCGAACAGACCGAGGAATGCATCCAGAATGCCTTTCAGCGTATTCGTAATATTGGTGAAGGTATTGCAGATGAAGTCCCAGGTAGAAGTAAATATTCCCTTGATTCCGCTTAACGCCTGGTCCCAGTCTCCCGTAAAGATACCGACAAAAATATCCACGATATTCAGTATCAGATCCATAGCGTAGGACAGGACATTCGCTATCTGCTGGAAAGCGCCCTCAAACATCGGTGCAAGGATGGAACAAAGACCATCCCATACTGCTTTGATAACTTCTCCGATATCTGAAAAACTGAATCCCAGCTCATTCAGCTTATCCACGATGCCCTGCGTGAACGCCTTGAATTTCTCGACAAGCCCGTTCCATATCTCAGTGATGGCGTTGCGGAAATCCTCATTCGTGTTCCAAAGATAAATAAAGGCGGCTACGAGAGCGGTGATAGCAGCAATGACAAGCCCTATCGGATTTGCCGCCATCGTTGCGTTCAGCCCCATCATTGCCGTTTTGACTGTGGACATAGCAGATGTTACTTTCGGAATGATCGTCATGATCGTGCCGACCGAGGAGATGACCTTTCCCACGATAATCAGCACGGGACCGATCGCCGCCACGACAAGTGCCACCGTTACGATAATCTTCTGCGTCCGCTCATCGAGGTTATTCAGCCAGTCCACGAAACTCTGAATGTGAGAAACGATGGACTTGATATACGGCATCAGAATCTGACCGATAGAAATGGCAAGTCCCTCCAGGGCAGATTTCAAAAGCGTCAGCTGTCCCTGCAGGTTGTCAAGCTGTGTGTCCGCCATCTGCTGCGCCGCGCCTGCGGAATTGGTGATGGAATTCTGCAAATCATCCCAGGTATCACCCGTATTGGCGAGGAGCGCATTGACGGACGCAAGGTCGGTCTTATTGAAGATCTTACTGATGATGTTGTTTTTCTCTTCGGCGGTCATGCCGTCCATCGCCGTGTTCATGTCGCCGAGGATATCGTTCAGAGAACGCATATTTCCTTCAGCGTCATAGACCTGCACGGACATATCGCCCACAGCGATAGCGCCGTTCTCACAGCCCTCCTGCAAGGAGAGGATGACGTTACGAAGGTGTGTGCCGCCCTCGGCTCCCTTGATACCGTTATTGGCGAGGATACCGAGCGCCGTGTTCAGTTCCGCCGTACCGCCCTTTACGCTCCTTGCTGTCGCACCAATCTTGAGGATGCCCTCACCGAGCTGCTCTACAGAGGTATTGGTGCTGGACGCGGTCTTTGCCATCTGGTCAACCATCACGTCCGCATCGGAAGTCTCCATGCCGAGAGCGGACATGGCGTCCGTCACCATATCCGACGCCGTGGCAAGTTCCATACCGCCAGCCGCGGCAAGGTTCAGAACGGTGGGCAGTGTGTCCACCATTTCCTGTGTGTCATATCCGGCAAGTGCGAGGTAATTTAGTGCCTCGGCGCACTCCGTAGCGGAGAATGCCGTGGTTTCACCCATCTGCTTTGCAAGGTCTGTAAGCGCGTCCATCGTATTGACGGACTGACCGTCCACCTCGGACATGGAGTCCTTGGTGATGCCCATTGTAGCCTGCACCTGCGACATGGCAGACTCGAAGTTAGCGGCGGTTGATACTGCTGCAGTACCGAGAGCCGTGATGCCCAATGTCACGGGCATCATTTTCTTGCCAACGCCGGAAATGGTGTCGCCCACGGACTGGAGCTTTTCCCCGGCGGCGGTCAGCTTCGTCATTGCCGTGGAGGAATTATCCAGTTCTTTCTGCAGGTTCTTCAGTTCATTCTCTGTTTCTACGATTTCCCTCTGCCAAGCGTCATACTGCTGCTGCGTGACCGTGCCGTTCTTCAAGCCCTCGTCCATCTGATCCTGCACGGATTTCAGCTGCGTCAGCTTGTCCTTCGTTTCGGAGATGGCGGTCTTTAAGAGCTGCTGTTTCTGCTGAAGGAGCGTTGTATTCGTAGGATCAAGCTTCAGTAATTTATTGACGTCCTTCAGCTGTGTCTGCGTGGACTTTATCTCTTTGTTTACGCCGGACAGGGCTTTCGAGAGGCCGGTCGTATCGCCGCCGATCTCGACTGTTATGCCCTTAATTCTGTCAGCCATGCGTCCTGCCTCCCTTCGTTAAAATCTGTCCATCTGCTCCTGGGTAGCGACCTGCGCGTAGTCCCAGTCATCATTTGACATTTCCGCATACATATCGTTCACCGTCCCGATGGTGAGCAGATCGAGTTCCGAGATGGAAAGCCCGATCTGCACACACCGGAGCAGGAACAGCGGCGTTGTCATCTCCCTTTCCGTGGCGGGACGTTTTTTTTAGACTCGACCTGCTGCTGCGTGTTGATGCCCCACAGTTCGATGATCTGCGGCAGCACCTCGTAGATGGAAAAGGTGTTGAAGCCGTCCAGCCACTCTTCGGGAGAGTCAGGAACGGCGGAGTCGGCGTGCCTCGCCATGAGCCACGCGATGTTCTCGAAAAGTTCCAAAGAAAAAGTGTCGAGGTTGGATTCCCCGGCACTGTTCTCATCGATCCCTTTCTGAAGTTCGTTCAGGTCACGGTAAATGTCCCTGTGGAACTTGTTTCTGTAAAGCCGCGGGATGGCGGCAGACGCACGGAAAGTCACGTCCTTGCCGTCAACGGCGATTGTTTTTGTTACTGCCATGATTTAAGCCCTCCTTACTCGCCGCTGCTTTCGGTCGAAATCTCATATACCGAGTTGTACCATGCGTCATAGACAGCCGCCGTGGTGTTCGTCCCGGTCTTGACCTTCACCAGTCCGCTCGGCAGAGGGGAAACAGTCAGCGAGAGTGTTTCTGTCTGCACCTCGGTAGAATCCTCGCGGGTATTGCCGGATACGGAAGGACGGCTCGCCGAGCAGTAATACATACAGTGGCGGATCTTCCTCTGGTCACCCGTAAACTCGAAAAGCAGTGCAAAATGCTCCGGCTCCACGTCCTTGTTCTCATAGAGAACGCCGTTGCTGTCCTCGGTCTCGTGCATGATGTCCGTAAGAAAACTCTCCGGGATGAGCGCAAGCTCCAGATCGCCGGAATAGCCGTTGTTGTCCGATACCATGTAGTACACGGAATCATCGGCGTAGAACGGCTCGTTTTCACCCTCCGCGTCAAGCGAAAGGGATACTGCGCCAGGCATAGCCACGGGCGTGCCGAATGTGGCGGTACCGTCATCCGCAAGCGTGACCAGTGCGTAATGGCAGTTCTTCAGACCGAACTTGACTTTGTTCTTTTTCGTTGCCATAGTCAGTTACCTCCTAAAATTTCTGTTTGATAAAGCACTTCATACATCTTTTCCGATTCGATCCAGTACTCCGACTTCTCATAAGGGATCTCGTAGGAGTCCAGGATGTCCTCGATTGTTTCTTCCGTTTCCGGCGACTTTTCGTCCGTGTACAGTTCGATGTTCAGCTGGTTGATCTTCTGCCACACCTTGTTGTCGGCGAACATATTGTCCGTCCCCGGAAATAGGAAGATTAAAAAAGGCGGATCGGGACTTTCGCCCTCCGCAAAATGGTCATACGCAAGAGGAAGGTTTGCCTCCTCCAGCATGGTTACGATTTCTTCGTGTGTCATAGGCATCACCCTTTCAGCTTCTGCTCGATGGTCTTTACCAGCTTTTCGTTTCCTGCCTGTTCAGCGGGAGCGATATGCGGTCTTGCCGCGACCCTTCCTCCGCCTCGCTTGGCGTGGCCATGTTCCAGAAGGTGCGCTATCTGATAGCGGTTTTTGGAATGCACCACCAGGTCGATGGTTTCCGAGGATTCCTTCACAGTCTTTACCGACCACGATTTTTTATATTTCCCCGTGCGTGACGGAGCGGACGCCTGGATGTCCTTGCGTACCGACTGCGCCGTCTCTTTCACGGCGGCTTTCAGTTCATCGGCGGCAAGATCGGAGTACTTCGTCAGTTCCTCCATGATGGCGTCCGCCATGCCGTCCACGGATACCCGGCGGCTCATGACTGTCCCTCCAGTTCGCAGGAAAACTTGATGCTGTTATGCTTGAAGCCCATCGGATTCACATAAATGATGTTATAGGTCTTACCCTCGCAGACGATCCTGTATTTCGTGGATTCCACGGCGGCAAGTTCGGAACACCACCTGCAGGTAAAGGAAAGAGACTCTTCGGAACGGATAACAACGCCCGTGCTTTCAGAGCCGCTCCCCGTCCCGCTTACCGCATTGTTGGAGCCTGCGGTCGCCCAGCAGGAGAAATAATCCGCCCAGCCGGTTTTGTGGTTTCCGTATTTGTCGACGATGGCCGTATTTTTCTGGAAAGTGACGCGCACCCGCATGGCTGCTATATTCATCAGAATTCCTCCTCCCGTATACCGAAAAGAAGGGAGCGGAGCGTCAGGTTCAGCGCGCTGTGGTCTGCCTCCTCACGATGCTCATAGAGATATGCGACCGTAAAAAGGATGGCTATCCGCACACGGGCAAGGGTATCTTCATCGGCGGCATCCCAGTCATCATCCGAGAGCCGCGACATATCCTGTACCAGCTTTTCCGCCGTAGATATAAAATTCGTGATAAGGTCATCCTCATCGGAATAGTCCACACGAAGATAGGTCTTTGCCTCATCAAGCGTGATAATTGCCATAGTCTCACTCCCTTCTCGTCCTCGCAAGTTCCGTATCGTTCGTTTTCGTGCAAACACGAAAGCTCACTCACTTCACTGCTCGTCCTCTCCCCAACAAGCCTTACGGCTTGCCGGGAACCCCATTGTGCCGCCCGCAGGATCGCTCCCACGGACGGCTCGGTTGCCCGGTTATTATTCGTCCGCTGCCATAAGTCCGGAAGTCTTCAGCTTTGCCAGCAGACCATTGAAGTCCTCTTTCAGAGCAGCCACAGTCGTTGCCTCGCTGTCTGCCTGGTTTTCCGCAGGAGTGGAAAGGAGCCCCTCCACAGAGGCTCCTTCCTCGATGATCAGCGTTCCTCCGATGTGTGTGATGTCACCGCCCTGTTCGGTATAATTCTTTGCGTTATACTCGCTCATAGCCTTGTCCTCCTTACGCTTTCATCTGCAGGAGCTGGATGCCCTCGGCGAGGATGACCTTGCCGTCCACACGCTCAGTGGCCACATAACCGATCTGACCGTTGGTAGCATAAAGCTCGTTCAGGCGCTGAACCGTTCTGCCCGCACGGTCGCCGATCCAGTAGTTCTGGAAATCACCGAATGCAACGGTATACGCACCCGCCGCCATAGTAGGCGCATACGGAGAGGTATAGAGGTCATAGCCGAGCAGCTTGTCAGGCTCTCCCGCCTGGAGGGAAGGCTGCCACAGATACACGCCGTTGCCGTCCTTCAGCTTGCGGATGGCGGAGATGGTCGCATCGTTCATGAGGAACTTTGCGTTCCTGCGATACGGAGCCTTGAGCGCGTATACGAGGTTGATAAGCTCATCCGCTGTGATGGCATTGTTTGCCGCAGCGGTCACGCCGACCGCGCCGCCATTGGCGGTAAAGATGCCCGTAGGACGCCCCGTGCCGTTGCCCACGCAGAACGCCTCTTCCTCGGCAGCACCGAACGCTCTGGCGAACTCATTGGCAATATACTCCTCCAGCGGAAACGCCGCATCCTGCAGAAGTTCCACACTGATGCGGATAAGGTCGGTGAGCTTGTAGGCGTCGATCTCCTTCTGACCGAAGGTGGGATTGCTCTCGGTGAAAGCCGCATTCTCAGCAGTCCAGTTAGCTACCGAATGGCCAACGGAAATCGGGATCTTCCTGTCATTCTGAGTCGTGATGACCTTGGCAATGGAACGAACCACGTTTACTGCGTCAAGCCCGGTCACGATGTCGCGCTCGAACTCCTCCGGCACAAGGTAGCCGCCGTCCGCGTCGGTGCTTTCGGAAAGCACGTTGTGGATGGGAGCCTTGCCGCGAAGGTGTCTGCCGAAGTCCTCCTTATAGGCATTGGACGCGCGACCCTTCTGCATCTCGGCATTCGGCTTTTCGGGAGTCTCCTTGATGGGAGTGCCCACAGGCTTGTTCAGTTCCGCTTCCATAGCGTCCCTGCGCTCCATGCGGCGGATCTCGTTGGACAGGTCGTTCAGATCCTGTTCCATAGCGGAATAGGTGGCGTCATCCTCTGCGGACAGGACGCCCTTGTCGTTTCTGTGGGTATCGAGGAAACCCTCCATCGTGTTCCACAGCTTTGCTCTCTTCTCACGCATTTCGATAATAGTCATGATGATTTACCTCCGTTAAATAAAGTTTTTGATCGTGTTGAGGCGGGCTTTCAGTTCATCGACCGAGCGTCCCGCCGGTGTGTCTGTCTGCGCATCTGCCGGGATATCGGCTTTTTGCACAGGCTTTGCCTTGGCAGTGATTTTGTTCATCAGTGCCGCCTGTACGGTCTTCCTTGAAAACGCATAGGCGGGTACGGCAATGTCAGCGGCCTTCTCATCTTCAAGAATGCCGTCCGCAAAGCCCAACTCCACAGCCTTGTTTGCGTTCATCCAGGTTTCCGCATCCATAAGGTGCGACAGCTTCGCCCTCGAAAGACTGGTCTTGATCTCATAGGCATTGATAATGCTCTCCTTGACCTCGTCCAGCATCTCGATGGCTTTCTGCATGTCTTCATGGTCGCCCATAGCGATGGTCGCAGGATTGTGGATCATTATCAGCGCCGTGGGAGCCATCAGCACCTCGGTTCCCGCCATTGCGATGACGGAAGCCGCAGATGCCGCGATGCCGTCGATCTTGACGGTCACGTCATCCCTGTAATCCATCAGCATGGTGTATATCTGGCTTGCCGCAATGCAGTCTCCGCCGGGCGAGTTGATCCACACTGTCACGGGACCGCTCCCGGCAAACAGCTCCTCACGGAACTGCGCGGGCGTGATATCGTCATCGAACCAGCTCTCCTCGGCGATCGTGCCGTACAGTTCAAGCACCCTTGCCTCGGTTCCGCCGTCGTCCGCCTGGTTCTTCCACGCCCAGAACTTCTTCGTCTGACTCATTGGCTTCTTCCTCCTTCCCTTGGTCAGTAGTTGTATCTGCAAAAGCACCCGCCCTGTTAAGCGGGAGCATGTTGCCGTTTACGAGGTAGAGATCGCCGCCGTCTTCCGCAGGGATGCGGTCAAGATTCTCAAGCTCCCGGATGTCGTTTGCGCTCATCCAGCCGTTCTGCCTTGCCGTGGCATACCCGCTCATGCGGCTCTGGTAATCTCCACGGAGCAGCCCTTCCACGTTGAACTTCACGAAGTATGTTTTCTTCTCCTCCGGCGTCAGGAGCGTCCGCTGTATGGACTGTTCCCATCTGACCACCCAGGGATCGAGCGTGTACTTCACAAACTCAAGGGACTGCTGCTCTATATTGGAAAAACTCGACTTCTCAAGGTCTCCCACCATGTGCGGAGGCACTCTGAAAATCCGGGCTATTTCATTGATCTGGAACTTTCTCGTTTCCAGAAACTGCGCCTGTTCCGGCGAGATGGAGATAGGCGTGTACTTAAGCCCCTCCTCCAGAACGGCGATCTTGTTGCTGTTTGCCGACCCTCCAAACTGGCTCATCCATGACTCGCGCACCCTCTGCGGGTCCTTGATCGTTCCGGGATGCTCCAGCACACCGCTCGGCGCCGCGCCGTTTGCGAAGAACTTGCTGCCGTATTCCTCGGTTGCAATCGCAAGCCCGATGGCGTTCTTTGCCATCGCGATCGGCGAGTATCCCACCAGACCGTCAAAGCCGAGTCCGGGGATATGCAGCACATCGGAAGGATGGAGCGTCACCGTATAGGTGTTGTCCTTCGGCAGCTCTTCCTGGGATTTCTGATAGGTGTAATAAAGCTGTCCTGTCTCATCCCTGCTGACGGTCATCTTGTTCGGCATCAGCGGATACAGCGCCACGACCTCACCCTTGCCGTTGCGGATGATCTGCGCATAGGCGTTTCCCCAAAGCAAAAGATGAGTCATCAGTGTTTCCCTGAACACGAATGAACTCATCTCCGGGTTCGGCTCGTCATGGAGCAGAAGGTATAATGGATGATCGAGCGCCTTTTCCTTGCCGCCGTCATCCTTGTAGCGGTACATATGGAGCGGAAGTCCCGCGATTGCCTCCGACAGGATACGCACACAGGCATACACCGCTGTCATCTGCATCGCGCTCCGCTCCGTCACCACCTTGCCGGACGAGCTGCCGCCCATGTAAAAGGCGTATCTCGAACCGACCGTGCTGTCGGTGGGCTTATCCCTTGACCGAAATAAACCGCTGAATATTCCCATATCTCATCACGCTCCTTCCTCATATAAACAAAATCCCACGGGAGTCATACACGCTCTCGTGAGATTCATTGCCGCACCGGATCGCCCGGTCGAGTGCCATGATGGTCGCAATCGCGCCATCGATCTTTTCTGTCGATTTTTCCTTGTCTGCCTTGATGTTTCCGGCTGGATCGGTACGGATGAAGATGTTGTCCATCATCCACCGCAGGACGGGATGCCCGCCGTGTGCGATCTTCTCCTCCAAAGTCAGCTTCATCAGTTCCTTGGTCGGCGGGGACATATCCTTAAATCCCTGTCCGAACGGAACGACCGTAAATCCCATGCCCTCAAGGTTCTGCACCATCTGCACCGCTCCCCAGCGGTCAAATGCGATCTCGCGGATGTTGAACCGCTCTCCCAGCCGCTCGATAAATTTTTCAATATATCCGTAGTGAACAACATTGCCCTCCGTGGTCATCAGAAGTCCCTGCCGCTCCCACAGATCATAGGGAACATGGTCTCGCTTTACACGAAGGTCAACGGTCTCCTCCGGTATCCAGAAGAACGGAAGGATGCTGTATTTATCCTCCTCATCCTGCGGCGGGAACACCAGAACGAACGCCGTAATATCCGTTGTGGACGAGAGGTCAAGACCGCCGTAACAGACACGACCCTCCAGATCATCCTCGGAAACAGGGAACGCACAGGCATCCCACTTGTCCATCGGCATCCATCTGACCGACTGTTTCACCCATTGATTGAGTCTTAACTGCCGGAATGCGTTCTCCTCGCCAGGATTCTGCTGTGCGGAATCACACGCCGCTTTCACCTTGTCGATACCGACCGTGATGCCGAGAGAGGGATTTGCTTTCTTCCAGACCTCCGGGTCCGTCCAGTCCTCATCCTCCGCCGCACCGTAGATAACGGAATAGAAAGTCGGATCGACCTTCCGTCCTGCTTGGATGTCCAAGGCTTTCTGATGCACCTCATAGCAGATGGAATTCGTATCATTCCCGGCTGTGGTGATCAGAAAGTAAAGCGGCTGCATCCTTGCATCGCCGGAGCCCTGTAGCATGACATCAAACAGCTTTCTGTTCGGCTGCGTGTGCAGCTCATCAAAAATAACGCCGTGGGTATTGAAACCGTGCTTGTTTGCCACATCAGCCGACAGCACCTGGTAGGAACTGTTGGTTGGCAGATAGGTTATCTTTTTCTGCGACTCCAGTATCTTCACGCGCTTGGCAAGTGCCGGGCAGAACCGCACCATATCCACAGCCACATCAAAGACGATCTTTGCCTGGTTCCTGTCGGCGGCACAGCCGTACACCTCGGCGCGTTCTTCGCCGTCTCCGCAGAGGAGAAGGAGTGCCACCGCCGCCGCAAGCTCGCTCTTGCCCTGTTTCTTCGGTATCTCGATGTATGCCGTGTTGAACTGGCGGTAACCATTGGGCTTCAAGATACCAAAAAGGTCACGGATGATCTGCTCCTGCCAGTCGATCAGTTCAAAGGGCTTTCCCGCCCATGTGCCTTTGGTGTGGCAGAGCGACTCGATGAACATGACGGCATAATCCGCAGCCTCCTTGTCATAGCGGGAGGTCTTCGCCATAAGCTGTGTCGGTTTGTATTTCTTCAGTTTTCTCGTAATGCTCACCTCCCGAATGGCATAAAAAATGACCTGCCAATGGCAAGCCGTCCATAAATCTATCTGTACGAGAGACAGAGCCTTCCGGCTCGTCCCTTTGGTTATTCGTTTTTCTGTATCTTACTGCTGCATCGCCCAGGCAATCGCGTGGCCATCATCCTCGAACTCGACCTCGCTTGCCGCATAAAGCCCGATGGTGCTTTCGCAGTCGTGCCTGCCGTCCTCAAGGTACTCGTAAACCGCTCCGAAGTAGGAAGGCTTGTTCTGCCCGTTGTAGTAATACCCAGCAAGAAGCACCTTGTCTCCAAAGTTCAGCACCTTGCTCCAGCGGCATTCCAAGTCCTCTGGCGTGGTGGGGTTCGGCAGTCTGTAGGTTCTCATTGCATCGTTAATTGTCATGGTCTTTGTCCTCCGTTTGCTTTGTTTTCCCTTTCGGTATGTACATATATCACTCTGAACGGCAATAATAGCAAGTCATTTCTGTAAAAATCCGATCTATAATCTACACAAATATCCGAAGGGGAAATTGTGTGGTTTACACCCTCAGTTCACGCTGAACCGGATGCCCATGACCTCGGTCGGCTCCTCATCGCCCCAGCGGTCTTCGTGCCGAGTGATGGTGCAAAGCCCGTCCATCGTGCAACCTTCTGCGGCAAAGGCGTGGAGGTTCTCCATCACCGCTGTGGACTGGTTGGTGTAAACAAAGGTCTGAATGCCCGCCCTGCGGAGCGTGTCGATGAAGTCGTGTACTTCCTTTTCCCAAAGGAAATCGTCCATCTCGACCTCGTCCTCCTTGCGGCTGATGCTGCCTGCCCATGCGCGGTAGGCTTTGCTTGCACCCTGTGGGAAGGGGAAAACCGCAGCCTTGTCCTCTTCGTACCAGGCTTTCAGTTCCTCGCTGTCCCAGCCGAGGGTGTCGATGATCTGCTGCTTGCGGTTCTTCCGTTCGACCTGTGCCTCTTCCCATGCGTAGCCGATGCGCTTCATCTCTTCAAAATAGCTGTTGTTCGTGTTCATCATGGTGGTTATCCTCCGTTCGTTTTGGTATGTACATATATCACTCTGAACGACGATAATAGCAAGCTATTTCTGTAGATTTCCAAGGCATAATCTACACAAATATCCACCGCAGGAATTGTGTATATTACTCCTGCGTGTGACGGTGGATCGTCTCGATGATCTGTTCCTGCTCCTCGGCATCCACGCCGATGGACTGGAGCGCCTGTCTTGTTCCGCAGTCCGGGCAGATGAGCGTTTTGTTATCCGTTCTCGAAAGGGCCGGAGCGCCGTGGTAGTTCTTTCCGCACAGCGGGCAGACCGCCATCCTTATCACATTATCCTTCATGGCCGCATACCTCCCTGCATTTATCGTAAGCATCGATCAGAATGTTCTTGTCGAAGTAAAAGGTGTCGTATCCCTCAAGGCAAGTCCTCATGTAGAAATTGCTCGGAACACCGATGGGACGCTCCTCGTGCATGATGTAGGCGAACGCCGTCACCGTCCTGCGCTTTCCCGTTCGGATGCCCTTGTACTTCAGCTTGATGTCCTTCTTGTAGTAGAAGGTGGGAAACCCCTCGTAGCGGTCAAGAGCCGCCTCGTCCGATTCCGTCACTTCCCAGATCACCACGGGAACCGTGCCGCCTTCGCATTCCTCAATCGTGAGGTAGGAGCCTGTCTTGCTTCCCTTGAAAAGCAGCTCCCAGCCCGTAAGGTTCGCCGTTCCGAGGATCGTGGCGCGTGGGCAGCGCATCCGCATCTGCGGAACGTTGAGGTTGCTGCCGTAAGCGATGTAGTATCTCTTTGCCATAGTCGTTACCGTCCTTTCTGAAGGACTTAGGTTACTTGTCCTTCTACCACCTTAAGACCGCCGAAGCGGTCAGAAGGCAGGGCATTTAACCTAAGTCCTTCAAGCGGCGGCTCTGCCGTGCCTGAATGCCGTGTCCCCGGAAAGGTTGCGGGTAAGGAAGTCCCTCGCCGTTGCGAATTCCTCTCCTATGAATCCGAGGCGGAGAAGCCAGGTTCTCATGGCGTATTTCGGATTCTCGTTCTGCTGCGGTTTCGGGCTTGCCGTCCGCACGTCCTTTGCCATCTGGCTGAGTGCGAGGCAAAGCTGAATGTAGCTCTTCAGCTGTCCTGCATGGATGCCGCCCTTGCGCTCCGCTGTCGGCTCATCGAACTGGAAGAGCCGGAACTCGATGGTGCCCTTCGTGAAGGTCGCATGGTAGTTGAGCATATGGTAGCGGCTGTCGTTGTAGTGCTGCGTCCTGCCGTAGCTCGCTCCCTGCGAGGTATACCAGATGTCCGCAAGCTGGCTCATGGTCTTAGGCTTCTTGCGGTTGACCGCCTGCAGGAAGTTCGGGTCCACCGTGCGGCAGTATCTGTCCATGCGGTAGCGGTCGAGCTTCAAAGCCTCGGCGATCAGACTCTCATGGCTTGCCATGATGTTTGCGAGGTTGCGGAGCGTCTGCGGCGTGTGACCGTTCGCTCCGATGTGGATGTGGACTCCGCAGCCCCGGCTGGCATCGCTCTTTGCGCCTGCGTGTCGAAGCTGTCTGCAAAGTTCCTGAAGGGTTTCGATATCGCCGTAGGTAAGGATCGGCGTGACCATCTCACATTTTTCATCGTCCGGTCCGCTGATGGAAACGTCCCTCTGGAATTTCCACTCGCGACCTTCGCTGTCCCAAGCCGACCAGGTGTAGTACCCGTTGCGGCTTGCTGTGTTCTCGTATCTGCCTGTTCCGAAGAAGTCGGCGGCAATCTTCGCTGCCTTGCTCCTCTTGATGCTGTTCATCTCGACCTCGACCCCGATGGTCTGGTTCTTCATCTCGGTAATCTGTCTCTCTGTCCTTGCGTTCATGGTGTGTGCCTCCTTGAAATCCTTTGTTTTCCGAGGGTTTCGTTCCCTTCGGTGTGTCTATATATCACTCTGAAGCACACTTTTATCAAGTTATTTCTCGCCATAATGTACACGAATATCCGCCCGTAAAACCGGCATGAATTGTGTAGATTATGTCCCCTCGGATACCGCTTTGAGGAAGGGCTTTTCTCCCTCATACAGGACTGCCAATGCAATTCGGAATCCTGTCTGGAATCCGTCAATGAAGTACCCTTCTGCGGTCATGCCCGTAACAGTTCCCTGCAGCTGTATCATCCTGTCAAGTAATGCCAGCGTGTTGTCGTCCAGCATTGTCCGGAGCTTCTCTTCCTCCTTGGCCAGTTCGTCTGCCGCTCTGCCAAATTCCGAATTGCGGTCAAACTGCTTCTCGTTCGGCACGATGTTGCCGTAGAAGAAATCCGAAAGAATCTTATTGGTCACTCAAATCATCAACCTTCCTTACGATATCCTCGCCGTAGACCACGTTCAGTCCACTGCCGTTGTCCCACCGCATGAGGAGGGAGCCGGTATCGTCCACTCCGGTGACTGTTCCTTTCGTGCCGATTGGCGGAGCCTGGGCATCGTCCATCTGCACAAGTTCTACCCGGCAGCCGACAGGGTACTGTTTGCGGATACGATCCACAATCTCTTTACTCGGAAATCTCATGGTCAGTACCTCCGTTCTTGAAAGCCGAGGAGCCCGTGAGGTTCTTCAGCAGGATTTTACGTTCGGTCTTGTACTCAGCACCGATGAAGCCCAGACGCAGGAGAAAGCAGCGGAATGCGTACTTCTCGTTGTCGACTTCCTTTTCCGTGGCGGTCACTCGCTTGGCGTTCCTCGCCATCTCGCAGAGTGCGGAGACAAGGTGCGTGTATGCCCTTGCGGAATCGCCGTCCATCTCCGTGAACCAGGGGAAGGATACCTTCTCGTCAGTCACTTCAATCGGAAGGCTGTCCGTGCCGATTGCCTTTTTCATGAGCGCCGCCTTGGAATCCACGATCCTCTGCAGGTTCTCAATGGCGGCGTCCGAAAGGCTGTCCCTCGGAACCGCCACCGTAAGCCCGTCTGTGGCCGCCTGTGGTGCGTTCTCTTCGGTTTCGGATACTTCCTCAAACTCCGAATCCTCTCCGTCCTGCGGCTCACAGTCGAACCCTGCGGCGGCGATGGCCTCAAGCACCTGCTCCACTTCCTCGCTGTCCGCTCTGTCATCGAAGATGAGCATTCCGTCCTTGGTTACCGTGAAGTAGTCGATCTCGTAGGCTGCCGTGGGCATTCCCATGTACTTTGCCTTTGCTCCCGTGGTATCGGCGATGGCCTTTACCAGTTCCTTGCGCTGTGCGCCTGTTACGTTGTACCTGATTTCCATGTGCGAAAACCTCCTTTGTTTTTGGTAGTACATTAATCACTCTGAACCCCAGGAATATCAAGCGATTTCCGCACATTTCGGTGTAGAATAACTCACAACAAAAATTCCGGGAACTGTGCATAGTACACGATCCCCGAAAGCACAAAGCAGACATTCGGCAAAGCCACGCCGTTGCCCCACATCTTATATTCTGCGGAGTCGGAATGCGGCTCCTTGATCCACTTGATGATCTGGTTCCTGGTCTTCGGCTTGGAGGATGTCCCCATAACCCTCCGATGCGTTTCAAACACCTCCGTCCAGAAAGCAATCTCCTCCTCGGTCGGCTCGTCCGTTCCAAGCCCGTCGCACCACCATTCGGGAAAGCCCTGCAGCCTTGCGCACTCAGTAGGAGTAAGTCTCCTCACGATATAATATGGGTCTTCCGATACCGTCGGCGGGTCTTTGAAGTCAGTGGCAACAAGCGTATCAGATACAGCTTCATCTGAGAAATTCGTGTGAAATGAACTCTTGCTGGAATGGTACACAGGCTGTCCGACCGCGCCCGGTCCCTTTGCCACCATCGTAGGCTCGACTTCCTCCTCGACCGCGATCCCGAACTTGGCGTTCTGCCCCATGTTATAGGTAGCACGGTCGATGCCGTATGCTACGGCATGCTGTTCTGTAGCATTCAGCGTGAAGCTGACATCTTCCTCGGAATAGCCGCTGCCCTTATGGGACGGTCTTGCACCGTTGCCCTCAAGAGCCACGACAGCCATGCCGCCCTGGTTGCAGGAGGGGTTGCCGCCGTTTGCGTCAAGCGTCCGTGTGGTATCCGCCTCATAGAATCCGCTTTTCGGATTATCGGACTTCATGGCGTTTGAATCCTTGGAGCAGATGCCGTAGACCTTAACCGCCAGCTCGTTGCACCTTGCCTCGCCGACGTCATGGGTATTCAGCGTATTTGCCACATCGGATTCCTTCCATTGCTGTCCCTCTTCGGCAGAATGTGGACGGGTGCCTTTTACAAACGGCACAAAGACGGTCTGATCGTTGTTGCAGCCGAGCGTTGCCGATTTATTATCCTGTATCAGTGCGCCCTTACCGCCACCCTCACAGCCGGAACGGATCTTCAGCGTTTTCGGAGTGTCCTCCACCACGAACGGCTGGTTATTGCCGCCCGTTCCGTAGGTGGACATCACCGTAGGAGCCACATCAAGCGGCCCCGTGTATCTGGTATCCTGGCTGTGGTTCTCATAGACCGCAGCCGGAACTGTCCCGGCACGGAGCGTGGGAGAAGTCTCCTCTTCATATCCGATGCCCCTGGAATCCGCTGAATGCTCAGTGCAGAAACCCGCCGCTCCCATCACGCAGGGAGGATGGTGCGCCTCTGCGCGGAGCGTACAGGTCACTCCCTCCGTCACATCCATGCGGTCGCCGCCCTGGTCGTTTAAGACCATGACGCCGTTCCTGCCCGTGGACATCCCGCAGTTCTCGCCAAGGGTAGCCGCCTCATCAGAGACAGCTCCGTTGTATCCGTCTATGCCGATGCCTGACGCATGAGCGCCTTCTTCAGCAGTTCCGGCAGCTCCTTCCCACGAGCGGAAGCCCTGCGGAGTATACCCAGACATGCCTTCTGACTCAAATAATATTTTTCCGGCACTCCCGCCTGCAAAATCTGCGACAAGGTAGATACGTTTTCTTCGCTGGGGAACTCCCCAGTATTGAGCATCAAATACCCGCCATGCGAGACTGAAATCGTCTGCCACGATCTCTCCGGCGTTTGGCCATTTCGCAGGTCGAGCAGGATCAATCTCGTATCCTTTGACGCTGCAGATCTCTTCGAGGACGGACTGGAAGTCCGCGCCTTTGTTCGAACTGAACGCGCCTGGGACGTTCTCCCAGACGATGTATCTCGGATATTTTCCATTGGTTGCACACCTCATTTCCTTTACGATTCGGACAGCTTCATAGAAAAGGCTTGAACGGGAGCCGTCCAGCCCCTCTCTTTTACCCGCCACGGACATATCCTGGCAGGGTGAGCCGAAGGTGATGATATCCACCGGCTCAAGCTCGCCGCCCTTTAACGTGGATACGTCACCATAATGTTTCACAAACGGCAGCCGCTTCGAAGTCACCATAACGGGAAACGGCTCGATCTCCGAACTCCACACGGGAGTGATGCCGGAAATCAAGCCGCCCAAAGGAAAACCGCCGGAACCGTCAAACAGGCTGCCAAGCGTCAGTTTACTCATTAGGAACCTCCACCTCTTTCACGAGGTCGGAGTACATCATTTTTTCTCCGTTTCTTTCAACATAAATGTCAGCGGGATCAATGCCGTTCTCCACAGCCCTGCGGAGGATGACCGATGCGTACTTCTCATCCAGCTCCATAGTGAAACACATGCGGTTCATCTGTTCGCATGCCATCATGGTGGAGCCGCTGCCGCCGAAGGTATCGATCACGATGGAGTTCTCCTGCGAGGAATTCCCGATAGGGTATCCGAGCAGGTCGAGCGGCTTTGATGTCGGATGGTTGGCGTTACGTTTTGGCTTATCATAATTCCAGATGGTGGTCTGCTTGCGGTCGGAGTACCACGGATGCTTGCCGTTCTGCAGGAATCCGTAAAGCACCGGCTCGTGCTGCCACTGATAATCCGAGCGACCAAGTACCAGGGAATTCTTCACCCAGATACACACGCCCGCCAGGTGGAACCCGGCGTCAATGAACGCTTTTCGGAAGTTCAAGCCTTCGGTGTCCGCGTGGAACACATAAGCCGCGCCGCCTTTCTCCAGCACATCCGCCATACACTTGAACGCAGCGAACAGGAAGTTGTAAAACTCCTCGTTCTTCATGGAATCGTTCTGTATGGTAAGACCGCTGGAACTCTTGAAGGATACGCCATACGGAGGATCTGTCACGATAAGGTTGGCTTTCCTGCCGCCCATCAGCAATGCGACATCTCCAGCGTCCGTAGCGTCTCCGCACATCAGCCTGTGTCTGCCCACTGTCCATATATCACCCCGCTCCACAAAGGCGTCTTTCTCCAATGCGGCGGTCAGGTCAAAGTCATCATCCTTC